CCCCTCCGCTCGACAAATGCTGGTAACTACCAGCGCTGTGAAGACCATGGCCTCCACAGGGAATGTCAAAGCAGAGCCCATCGAAGCGAACTTGTTAAGTAACACAAGGTCGCCTCCGGGCAGCTGCGCGAACGGAGAACGCGAAAGCCGAAGGAAGCGCAAGAAACTCGGATTCCATCCGAATAACTGTTCAACCAGGGCTAGCGTTACCCTATCCGAGGCGTCGGAGAGATCGATCGTGGCAAGTTCGCCAGTAATCGACCCTTCTTTCGCCATCTCCCGATTCGGAGTCTGATCCACAAAGGAGCAGACACTGCGTGCACTCTTGAGCTCATGACGCAAATTCTGCATCATAGCTTGTTGAATGTACTGGTTGTAGCTCGCCTCGATGCAAATGAGGCGTGGCTTCTCAGCGGTCTTTGGGACCGCCTCCAACCGCGCTGGAACGAACCCCGTTACCGGGGGGCGTAGCGCCAGTGACTCCCACGTCGCCCTAAAGAATTCAGGGCCGACGAGAGACTCTGCACTGTACGAGATGGAACCGAAATCCCATCTCGAATTCGTGCCGAATCGTTCTGACACAGCACCCGGGCCATGCCGTCCCTCAAGAGGGGCGGATAAGGCCGAACCGATAACTCGCCCAAATAGGATCTGGGCAACCATCGGTGCATAGGGATCGAGGCTTGACTTTATGTCAGCTTTCGAAGGTAGTTCAGCATCAAGCTTTACCCACCTTTCGATTGCAGCCTCGACGCGGGCAGGTTCGCAGACCTCAAACACCTTCTTATAGGTGCGGGAGATCTGACGTACCCACCTGATCGCGTCTATGCTGGGTGATTCACGCAACACACCGTCACGCTCAAAGATCATACCCCAAAGCTCCCTAAGGAACTCGGGATATGCGCACCGCGACACCCACCCGTTGAATACCGGGAAGTGTCCGTCTCTAAGGCCTGCAATTAAGAGGTCATCAAGGCGAGGCAGCGCGATCGAAACGAAGGGTTCGCCCTCGTGCTCGAATCTTGAACGCAACGTGAGAATATCACGTGACGGGTCGAATCCCAATGAGGTTCCTGCATCCAGCAGGAGTGCCTCAAGGAGATCTACTTGGCTTTTCATCGCTTCCCCTTCCTGGGGTCTAGTGATCCAAGCCATCATGGTTTACTGACAGAGGTGGTTCATTACCTCTTGATCGCAGTGCCGATGAAGGCACCGAGCGCGAGCCCGGTGCCACCAGTCAGCATGATAATGGAGATTAGAAATACAGTCTCCATAGCGATCAGTTCTCACCAGCCGCGAGCTTTTTGAAGTTCGCGTTGGTGGTAGCAGTCGCCCACGTAGCCAAGGCTGCAAATGATGCCTCGACCTGCGCGTCCGTGATCCCCGTGAGGGGGCGGTCGACAGTAATCGAGATCATGTAGCCCTGAACGGACACCAGCCCCGTGATGGGGTCGGTGACGTTTGCCTTCGTGTAGAGCCGAGCCACGTTCCGACGGCGCTTGCTTGTGCCGCGAGGATCGAGGGTCAGTTCTGTGTTGCCGTCGCTGGACTTGAAGTTTCCGACCGCCGTACCCGTAAGGATACGCGGGAGGGATACTGGGGTACCAGAAACGGTGACGGACTGCGGATCAGTGAAAGCCATGATGGGCTCCTTCTCAGTGTTCAATTGTAGGGTATGAACCCCTATTCAATTGTTGTTTGGTTGTTGTTCAATTGTCATCGATCGGATTGTATACCGTCGATGTTTCTGTTCAGCGGCTGCGGGCAAGGCCCAATGCCACAAGGATCGCAAACTGTGAAGCTGAGATGCTTCCTAGCTGCGTACCGAATCCAAACGGAGTTGCCCGACTACGGGTGCGTGAAACGGTGCTGTGATACGTCTTCGGACGAATCACCACCGAATCATTGTACGCCCAACCAGAGGTCCTCTTGATAAAGACCTTGATTTCCTCCTCACGAACCTCAGTTAATTGGGTTGTGAAGTAGGCGTAGTCCACGCTGTGTCGCCCAGAAAGCGGCGACAGGTTGTGCGCGTTGACGAGTGAGTTGCCTATGTTGGCAGCCCAATCGACGAGCCATGACCATGGTGTCAGCTCCCACACAAGAGAGGGATCTTCAATCAGGCCAAGTTGTCTCAGAGTTTCTTCTGCCTTCTCAACAAATCCATTGCTACGGGCATTCGGCTTTACAAGGCTCGAATACCGTGCTGTGAACTTGTAGTCTTCCTTTACGGTCGACTTCGTTGTCATGGTGTACGAACACGGGTGCGCCAAATCAGGCGTGCCCGTGGTTGCACAAAACTTTTCACCAGTCCCGATCGGGATAGGTGTCCAGTTGAAGGTCCTTTCACCCACGTCGGTAACAGCCGACGTAGAAGGACCATCCCACATACGCTTACGCCTATTGCTCTCGGCATAGACCATCCGGTCCAAGCCCATGAGAACCTTTATGGCGTTGACGTATTCAGCGATGAGAGGTTGCCACCCGAACTGAATGTTCAGATATTCGCTACCCGCATAATTAAGGGAGCGAAATTTATTCTGATAATCAAACAGCGCGCGGCGGTAATTCTTGAGAATGCTAGGTATGTCCCCTCGCAACAGCTCTACAGCTGTCGTAAGGAGGTGTGCCGTTGCACGCTCAGGAGCAGTAGCGGCGAAGAAGGAGTTTGCCGTGGATTGCCTATTCGACTCGGTCGTGAGACCGGCGATATGGTATGCGAAGGGGTACGAATACCCGCTGCTACCATTTTGAAGCACTCCCGGAGTATCTCCGAAGTAACCGCTGGTGAGTATAGCGTCAATCTCCGTCCCGACGAATCGGGACCCCGCAAGGGAAGGAGACCGCGTACCACCCACCGACCGAACTAACATCGGGTACCTCAAGGCTGTTACCTTGCTGAACAGGTGCCCGTTGTCGGTCTGTGAAACTCTGTTCGTGGATTGTGCCCCTGTGCCAGTTTCGGCAGGAAAGGCAGCGCGCTGGACCTCCTCGTAGAACCGTTTACGGTCTGCGAGTCGTTCCACCAAGTTCCCCTTTGTTTTGGGTTGCTTGATTCCGTACAGTGAAGACTGTGACGGTGCGACGTCTGAAGCCGATGGGACTCCAGTTCTCCACGAATAAACGTACTCCACATACTGCTGGAGCGTGGTTGCCCACGTATTGGTTGTGATCGGACCGTCTGTGACAGAGCGGCGCCGAGTACTTCCATTCAGCAGTAGGGGCTCTTGCCCCCGCGTTCGTGTGGTGTACGGCAAGACAATGATCTCCAATCTGTGATTCGACGAGAGCCCCGGGAGGGG